AGTTACTGTAATAGATTCTGGTTCTACAAGTGCATCTAAAGTTTATTCTTTAAATAGTAATGTAGTAAACCTAGATGGTACTAGTGAAGTATACTTTTTAGAGGAAGGAAGAGATAGTTATTATGAAGTTAAGTTTGGTGATAATATAGTTGGTAAAAGACCAGGAAATGGAAATACTATTAAGATTGAATATGCTACTATAGATTCTGGTACAGATGTTAATGGCGCTACAGTATTTACTATGACTGATTCCCTTCTTGGTAATGCAGATGAGACAATCACATTAGTAACTAAAGCTACTGGTGGTGCAGCAAGAGAATCTAAAGAAGCAATTAAGTTTAATGCACCACTTTCACACGTATCTCAAAATAGAGCTGTTACGCCAGATGATTATAAAGCTATTATTAAAAATGAATTTGCCGATATAGAAGCCGTAAATGTATGGGGTGGAGAAGACCATGATGTTCCAGATTATGGTAAAGTTTACATAAGTATTAAACCATTATCTGCTGAAGTATTAACTGATACTCAAAAGACAACAATTAAAACTAACATTCTTAAACCAAAAAACGTTGTAAGTATCACTCCGGTTCTTGTCGACCCAGAATACACTTATATAGACCTTGAAGTCTATTTTAAATATAATCCCAACCTTGCTACAGTTACAGCAACTGGTCTTTCAACTTCAATAAGAAATACACTAGTATCATATAATAATGATACATTAAAAAGTTTTGGTGGAGTATATAGAGACTCAAATGTTCTTAAAAATATTGATGATACTAATATTGCTATCTTATCAAATATTACTCGTATTAAGATGACTAAAAAGATTACACCAGTTCTTGGTACAGCAACTAAATATACTCTTAAGTTTAATCAAGCATTGACTGATTTAGATGCTACTACAGGTACTACTGGTTCTTATGTGACATCAACAATATTTACTTATGCTGGTGTTAATGCCAAACTTAAAGATTATTATGATAGTTCAAGTGATACAAGAATTATTCAAATTGTTGATGCAGCTGATTTAGTATTAGCTACAAATATTGGTGATGTGAACGAAGAAGCAGGAACAGTTACTCTTAACTCATTCCAACCAACTGCATTACTTACAGGTTCTACTACAATCGATATTACGGTTAAGCCTGCATCGTCTGATGTATCACCTACAAGAAATGAATTATTGACAATTAATACCTCAACTGCAACTATAACAGGAGAAATAGATACTATGGCTACTGGTGGTACAACTGCTGGTATTGATTATACAACAGTGAGTAATTAATGGCTACTTTGGGTAAATATAATATATCATCATACGTAGATGATTTAATACCTGGTCATGTTCAATCATCATATCCTGATCTTGTTCAATTTATTAAAGTATATGCTTTATATTTAGAACGTCAAAATAATTCTGCATTTTATTTAAATTCATTAGATATCCAAAGAGATATTGACTATGTAGAAGCTAATCTTCTTACAGAACTCCAAAACGAAATTGGTATTGCAGTACCAAGAGATTTTGCTGTAGATGCAAGAACATTTTATAAAAGACTTATTGAGTTTTATAGAAGTAGAGGTACACCAGAATCTATAACATCATTCTTTAGAATGATATACGATGATGAGGTTGAAACATATTTTCCATTTGTAGATTTATTAGAACCATCAGACGGAGATTGGACAGACCAATCAGCTGATATTAAAATAAATAAATCTGCATATACCCCTTGGAATGTATTTACATTATCTGGAACACAAGCAAACCCAACAATAATTAGTGGTAATAATGATGATGGTAATGCAGCATTTTTAGATGATGATGTAGTATTTGTTAATGATACATATCAAACTCCAGGTACAGATTATGCAGAAGAAGTATATTCAGAATCAAATATAACTAAATATAGATTAAATTTTACAACACAATTATCAAATGGTGATATTGTAAGAACATATCCTAAAGGTTTGTTTACAACTGCAAATGGTTTCTTATCAAATAAAAAATATATACAAGATTCCTACTATTATCAACAATTTTCATATGTATTAAAAACTGGTAAAAATGTAGCTGATTGGAAGAATGCATTTACAAGATTAATTCACCCTGCTGGATTTAAATTCTTTGGTGAAATTGCAATATTTATACAATTATTAACATCAACAAATGACCAAGTACAATATGGTTGGTTAGCAGCAGCTGGTAAGATTAATCTTAACTTAGCAGCACAACAAATTGGTCCAGTAAGTTTTAATTCAAATTTATATGAAATAAGCTGGACACATATTCCATATACTACAACTGGAACTTATAATATTGGTTCAGGTGGTGGTAGAATAGGTATGTATAATCATTGGGAGAATATGAAGTTTAGATATTTGGGTCCAAATTCAGATTTTGCTTCATATACAGTTCAAGATAGTATAAATAACAATATAGGTTTACAATTCGGAATGGGTGGAGCAAGTTCACTCGTGATTTCATAAAATAAAACAAAGGAAAAGACATGGCAGCAATAATTACTAGCAAATTTAGATTAGATACAACTAATAAATTCTTAGCTAGTCTTGGCGATAATCAATTCTACATGGCCTTGGGACGGCCTAATGCGTGGACTGATGATACGGTTCCAACAACCCCATATGAAAATGACTATACAAGTAATACTTTATGGGAAAACATGTTTGCCATGAAGAAAATTGTTAGTACAGACATTATTCATTGTTCACCAAGAAACTTATGGGTTTCTGGTACAACTTATGTAGAATATGATGACCAAGACACTGATATTGAGAGCAAAACATATTTTGTTATTTCAGATAATAACAATGTATATATGTGCTTAAAAGCAGGAGCAGGAACAAGTACAACAAACCCAGATGCTACAGGTGTTCAAACAACTGGAGTAATTAATCACTCAGGATCAGATGGTTACATATGGAAATATATGTTTACAGTCCCAACATCTGATGTAACGAAGTTTTTAACAGCATCATTTATTCCAACAAGACGTATAGCAGAAGCACCAGCTGGTGGTTCTGATACAGCTTTAGTTAATCAATGGAGTGTTCAATCCAATGCAGTTGACGGAGCCATATATAATATGAAGATAACTACTGCGGGAACTGGATATACATCAGCTCCAACATTAGCTATTGTTGGTGATGGTGCATCAGCTACGGCTACGGCCACAGTATCTGGTGGAGCTATCACAGGTATTACAATGACTAACGTTGGAACAGGATATACCCACGCTACTGTTACAGTAACAGGTGGTTCAGGTTCAAATGGTGCAGTAAGACCAGTAATTGGTCCTCCAGGTGGATTTGGTAAAGATCCAACTAATGACTTACGTTCACATTATATAACTATTAATACTACATTCACAGGTGATGAATCAGGTACTATTACAGATTCAAATGACTTTAGACAATTGGCTCTTGTTAAGAATCCAATTGAAAAAGCTAACGAATCAGCAACAGTAACAGCTGCTGGTTCAATGGTAGTTGGTAACTTTTATAAGATTTTAACAATGGGTACTACTACTGATACACTATGGGAAACTGCAGGGTCAACAAGCGGTAACCCAGTTGTTGGCGAAGTATTTAAAGCTCTTGTTACAACAGTAACTGGTTCAACTACAGGTACTATTGCTCAAGTTGCAGAAGCAAGTGCATATAATACATGTAAGAGTATAACAATTGCTACAGGTACTACATTCGCTGCAGATAGTATAATTGAAAGTCATACATCTGGTACAATTAATGCAAAAGCAATGGTTGTAGAATATAATACAGGAACAGGTGTATTGCATTATATACAAAATGAATCTACAGGATTTGGTACATTTGCTACATCGCATACAGGTGTTCGTGCTAGTGGTGGAAGTGGAAGTGGTAAAGCAATATCCGCAGTAACAGCGCCTTTAATTAATCATCATTCAGGTGAAATAATGTTTGTAGAGAATAGAACAGCAACAACGAGAGCTGATGGACAGGTAGAGACAGTAAGATTAGTAATCGCATTTTAATAGGATAGAAAAATGGCAATAGCATTTAACGTAGAACCATATTGGGACGATTTTGAAACCGCGGGAGCGGATGGTCTAAGTCCTAAAGAAAAATATCAAAGAATATTATTTAGACCTGGTAAGGCTATACAAGCAAGAGAGTTAACTCAATTACAAACAACATTACAAAATCAAATATCATCTACAGGTGATCATGTATTTAAAGAAGGTTCTGTTGTTGTCCCTGGTGCAGTTCACCTCCATAATAAAATTGACTACGTTAAATTAGATTCAGCTAATGCATATTGTGATACTGTTGCAGAATTAGTTGGTACTGAATTTGTTGATTCAAGTGGTAATAAAGCAAAAGTTATTCATGCTGCTTTAGCTTCTGGCTCAGATCCAATTACAATATGGGTACAATATATATCAGGCGCAGTATTCGCAGATAATGCAACTATAACAGATGGTGCAAATAAATCA